CAATAGCTTTTGCCCATGCTTTTAATCCAATCTCTACAGCTTTGTTTAAAGTTTTAATATCTGGTAATGCATTATAACTTGGTGATCTACCAAAAATTTCACCTGTTGCTTTTGACCAACGTGGTACTAAATATGGAAACTCATTATAACCACCTGTTCTAACTACCATTTTATCTTCTTCGCATACGTGGCAAGAATGATAAGGTAATTTAGTAGATGTTTTTCCTGTTGCTCTTTTGTAATCTTCTGTTGGTTCTACTGCGTGAATAAAATTAAATTTTTGATCTGGTTTTTCTTTTGCGGCTGTTAAAATTTTTTCACCAACATTTTTTTCACCAAATTCTTGTACAGCTTGTCTAGCTGTTAATTTATATTTTCTATAAAGTGTATCAACTTTACCATTTATATTTTCTTGTATGTAATATTCTGCAATGTGTAATGTGTTAAAATGAATTCCGTTTTTATCAAAACCTTCATTTCCTTCTTCAACAAAAATAGCGGCTGTACCTATTGAACATAAATCAAGATATAGTTCGTGTACTTCTGTATTAAAATTTGTTTCATTAAATGTGTCATACATTCTTCTTCCAGTATCTTCTAACCATAACTGCACATCTCTATTTCTATTTAATTCTTCATCACGTAATTTAATTGAGAACCAAGGTAATGATGGTGATGTTAATGTTCCGTGTAAACTTGCGGCTAATAAATTGTTTGCTGTAATTGCTGTGCTATCAAATAAAACTTCTGTACGTTTTTCACCTTTTGTTCTTAACGTAACAACGTCTGCTTTACGTGGCATAACATAGTCAAGTATTTCTTGCCAGTTTACTTCCCACGTTCCTCTATCAGACGCTAAAGCATCAACTCGTTTTTTAATGTACTCGTATGTTGCCATAGTATTTATATTTTAGTGCCACCTAATAATGTTTTAGATGTAGTTGCTTCATCTTCAACACCAGTTCCGCTAGTTAAAATTGTTCCGTACATACCTTGTTTTTTTCTTGAAAGTGATTTTTGTTTTTCAGCTTCTAATTTAGCTTCTGACGCATCAACTTTTTCTTGAACAGATGTATCTACTGGCGGTGGCATTTGTGGCGCAGACTTCATTCCCATAATATTGCTCCTTTATATCCATTTGCATTCTTCTCTTAACATACCGTAAATTGCACCATCAACGTATTCACCGTTGATTTTAAAACATTTACGTACTACTCCTTCTTTAACAAATCCTGTGCCACTTAACAATCTTTCATTTCGTTTATAACCGTTACGACACAAAGCTGTCATTCTATTACAGCCAATTTGTTTAAAACCGTATTCAAATACATATTTTATACGATTTTTAGTACAAACTAAAGGGCTTTCTAATGCTAAATGCACCCAAATATTATTACCGTCGTAATCTGAAAATAAAAAACCACCTAAAATTTTGTCGTCTTCTACAAAACCAATGTAAGAAAACATATCACCAAGATCTGCTGATATGTATGCATTTTTTTTTATATAGTCACCGACACGTTTTTTCCATTTATCGTTTGTAACTACTTCAATCACTATGCGTTAATTTTTCTTTTTCTTCCGCCACCTAAAATAGTTTTTTGAACATTAGCTTCATCTTCTACTCCAGATGCGCTTGTCATAATTGTTTGACCACCGTATCCAGAACCCATCAATTTTTGTCTTGTAGTTTTATCACTAGGTTCAGCAGTTTGTGCAACTGGTGCAGGTTCTACTTTTTGAACAACTGGCGGCTGACTTGGCGATCCAAAAACTGCTTTTGCTATTGCTCTTACAAATCCACCCATTTTTCCTCCTATATTATTGTTTTCTTTTTTGGTTTTAACATTCCTAATTTTTGCATAGTACCATAAACGTATCTGTCTGTACGTTTTTTCCCGTAACCTTTTTTACGGGCTTGTTTTGCTAGTTTCATTTCCATTTCTTTTGGCATTATGCAAATACGTTAAAGTTAGAATCAGAATATATTTGAGTAGGTTCGTAATTTTTAACTCTTGCTTTTCTTAATGACATTACACAATATCTCATTGCAGAAATAATATCATCATTAGCAGGTACGATTTTACCATCCTTCCTGTGATACATTCTTAATTCTTCTAACAGTTTACTTTGATTTTTAAAGATTTTCAATCTCTTTGTTTGCATTCTTGTTAGCATTTCCATAACCCCTGCTTCAACGCTATTACCACCTGTGCCTTCTTTTTGCCCTATGCTTGGTGGATTACTAAAATGTTCTCTTGTCATATAAACGCCTTCTGCTCTATACTGTTCAGTTAAATTTTTACCAGATCCTTTATCAGCTTGTCTTCCATCCATTGGCCATATTACAGGTATCCATTTACCTCTAGATTTAATTGCTGATGCGTGTACAGGTACAGTTTCTTGTCTTAAAGAATAACTATCATAAACATAAACTATATCACTATCTCTATCCCAAGAAATCCATACAGCCGCAGTTGGGTGATCCCATCCAAAATCTATTCCACATATTCTAGGCCAATGACTTGGCATCTCTATTGGATCACAAATAATATCTTCTTCTGCTACAGGAAAAACTAATCCAGAACCTAATTGTGGTATTCCTTTTTCACGCATTTTTCTTTCGTGTGGTGGTAACGCTTGTAATATTTGATCTCTAACTTCTTTTGTCATATGTGGTGCATCATCCCATCCCGCAGTAAATAATGCTTGTCCATCTCTTAATTGGTTCATAAATTGCGCTACTGTTTCTGTCATACCGCTTTCTGGTGTAAATGTCATATAAACAATTCCACCTTTATCGGCTGTACGTGTTAATGATTGAGAATAAATACTTGGTGGTGGTTCTTCGTCTAGCCAAATTACATCAACGCTTTCGCCCATCCATTTTTCTTTACCCATTTCGTATGCTTTAAATCCTACTCTAGAATTTCCACCAGAAATATGTTTTACAACTATACTGTTTAATGCATTAGGCACACCAGCTTTTCTAATTGTATCTACTATGTATTGTAATGGTATAGATCCTGTTCCTTTAGCAGAAGGATCATCTGGTTGGCCGACAAGTTCTTTTTGACAAACATCCCTAGTGGTTTCATTAGAAACTCCCCCAGCCCAAGCACGAATTGGTCTGTTAAATCGTCTGCCTTCCCACCACGTTGGGTATCTACCCGTCACGTGGTATGCCATTTCCATAGCCCCGCAAAAGGACTTGCCGACCCTGTTTCCAGCCATCAACAATCGTTGTGAAGATTTATCATTATGAAATTTTATTTGATATTCATAAGGTTCATAATGAGCCATCCTATTAGTTGCCTTACGGCGTTCTAATTCTTTAGCAATTTCTACTGCTCTTTGTAACGTATCATTGTCCATTTTTAATAATATATTTTCTTCTTAATTTGCGAGGTGTAGTTAAAGCCCATATTTCTTTTTCGGTTAGTTCTAGTTTGTCATCAAAACCATAGTGTATCTTAGCAGTATGCTTAAATCTATCTACCAAGATATATCTATACACATAATTACCTTTTTTAAAATGTAAAATTGTTTTTAAATCCTTAATAGGTTTAACCATATATACAAATAACTCTTTTTTCCGCAACATTCAACACGTTAACTTAGGTTAATATTAAATAATCCCAATCGCTGTGCGGATTAATCCATACCTAATTGGAACGGGAACGGTTTTGGGGGGTGGGGGTCTGTTTTTGCCCGTGTATGAGAGCAATCTTTATTTATGTGTGTCAGTATGCAGTACAATGAAGCAAATATGGGCAGGTATTATTTAAACTAGACCACATCACAAGCGCTAACACCTGTCGCACCTTGCCTCCAGACGTGTGTGTGTGTGGGTGTAGAACGATTATTCAGGCCTATTTCAAGCCAAGTAAATAGGATAGGGTAAGTGTCGTGCTATGTGTCTTATGCTTATGTATGTGCAGATATGGAGGATTATGGGCTAGTTTATTGAACCAGAACCCCCGCCATCTTCGGTTGGTGTAATGATACGAATAGAACCAAGTAAATGCTCTAACTCTTGCCTTAATTCCTCATCTGTTTTCTTGCCTGTTATATCTTCAACTTTGTGTACTGTTTGATAACCTGTTCTATCTAGCAATGAATTGATTGCCCCAAGTTTTACGCTAGGACTTATCTTATCTTCTGATATTAAGGATTTAAGTTTATCAATGGCCATAGGCACAGCACTAGACAGTAGTTTTTTAGTAGCGTCATCTATTTCAATAGATAGTTTGTTTTTTAACTCATATCCTTGTTGTTCAGCAGTTTTTTCAGAATACCCCGCCTTGATTGCGCTTTGAGTAGCGTTGCCTGTTTGGCTAAAGTATTCAATAAAGCGTTTTTGTTGTTCTGTAAGGTTTCTAGTCATATTGAAACCATTTTAACCTAAA